TGTTTTTCTTGCGGCAAATCTGGTGGGATAATTGGCTATTTAATGGATTATGAAGGAATGCAATTTGAAAGTGCTGTAGAAAAAGCCGCAAAATTAGCTGATATGGATTTGAGTAAAATGTGCAAATCAAATACTGTATCGTGGTTGAAAAAATTACGAATGTTGGCTCTTAAAAAGGATAATGATTTTAGTCATGAAATCCTTCCAGAAAGTGAACTGAAAAAATACAAAAAAGAACCGGTATGGGAATGGCTAAATGAAGATATAAGTCAGGAAACAATGGATTTATTCGGCGTTATGGTTGATACATGGCAAAATCGAATCATTTATCCGGTATATGACATTCATGGTAATTTAATAAACATTAAAGCGAGAACTCGTTATCCTAATTACAAAAAATTAAAAATCCCTAAGTACATCAACTATTATCCTGTAGGAGTAATGGACTATTTTCAAGGATTGAATATAACGTTGAAGTATGTAAAAGAAAAGGGAGAAATTATCATTTTTGAATCTGTGAAATCAGTAATGAAAGCATTTGGTTGGGGCTATAAAAATTGCGCATCTGCTGAAAAACATACTTTAACAAAAGAACAGCTTGATTTATTAGTAAAACTAAAAGTTAATGTTGTTTTTGCTTATGATAGTGATATAAGCTATCGACAAAGTGATGTTAAACAGAACATTGATAAATTAAAACGTGTAACAAACGTGTATATAATTGAAGATAAAAATAAACTTCTTGGCGGTGTAGCAGCGAAGAATGCTCCGGTTGATTGCGGTGAGGATATTTGGAGTCAGCTATATGAAGCTAAAAAGAAAATAGTTTAGTAACGAAGTCAAGGAGTGGTTATTTGAGTGAATATAAAGAAAGTATTGACAAAATGCGTTGGTCATATTCCAGACTAACATCATTTGAGCATTGTCAATATGAATTTTATTTAAACTATATCATCAATAATGATGATGAATATTTATCTGAAGGAAATTTTTATGCAGAAGTCGGAATATTTGTCCACGAAGTTTTAGCAAAAATTTTCAACGGAGAATTAACTCCTGATGAAGCATCTCAATATTATGTAGATAACTTTGAAAAAAATATATTCTATAAAGTTAAAAAATCAACAATGGATAAAACTTTTGAATTATGTGCTGATTACTTTGCCAATGTAGATTTTGGTTGGTTGAACAATTATGAAATCCTTGGAGTTGAACTCGAAATGGAATTCAAAATAGAAGGCTATGATTTTGTTGGTTATATTGATTTGCTTTTAAAGGATAAAAGAGATGGTAAGATTGTGATTATAGACCATAAAAGCGCACCTTACCCTTTAAAATTAGATGGAACTGTAAAAAAGAATTCACAAGCAAGTTTTGAAATGTATAAAAAACAAATGTATTTGTATTCGTATGCAGTAAAAGAAAAGTATGGCGTTTTTCCTAAAGAAATAATCTGGAATCATTTTAAAGCTGAAGGTAAATTTGTAACAATTCCTTTCATCGAAAAAGAATATGATGAAGCAGTTAAATGGCTTACACAAACTATACATAAAGTAGAAAATGAAAAAGATTTCAAACCCACTTTAGATTATTTTTACTGCACCAATCTTTGTAATTTCAGAAATTGTTGTGAATATTGTAAAGATTCAGACTGGCGGTGAAATTATTGCAAATACCAAACACATATGTTCCGTATCATGTTCACAGTATGTTGAGCAGTGGTACAACAAACATAGATAGTATTACAAATTTCAGAGACTATGTTAATGCGGCTCAAAACAACGGTATGAATGCTCTTGGAATTAGCGAACATGGCAACTTGTTTGAATGGCTGCATAAAAAGGAATGTATTGAAGCTGCCGGAATGAAGTATTTGCATTGTGTTGAAGCTTATCTTACAGAGGATAACGGCGAAAAAGTAATTTATAATGCCGTAGAGTTAGTACATGATAGGCGAATTGAATTTGAAAAATATAGACAAAGAGAAGATGGAGGTTATCTTGCAGAAGTAGATGGTATATCATATCTAATTGATATAGATACATTAAAAAAAGAGTATGTAAAAACCAGAGACAATTACCATTGTGTTTTAATTGCAAAAAATTATGATGGTGTAAAAGAGTTGAATCGTCTGGTATCTAAATCATTCTGTAGAGATGACTTCCATTTCTACTATATGCCGAGAATTTCATTTGATGAATTATTCAAAACATCCTCAAACATTATTATTACTACAGCTTGTTTGGGTGGAGTTTTAAACAATGGAACTCCTATTGCAAAAGAAAAGATGTTAGGTTTTTTAAAACAAAATAAAAACCGTTGTTTTTTAGAAATACAACATCATAATTGCAAAGAACAAATTGAATATAATAAAGTTTTGTATGAATTAAGTAAAGACACAGGAATACCTCTTATTGCCGGCACCGATACACACGCACTTAATGAAGAACACATGGATGGTCGTGCAATGTTACAAAAAGCAAAAAATGTACGATTTTCCAATGAAGATGATTGGGACTTAACGTTTAAGACAACAGAAGAATTAATAGCAGCATATAAAAAACAAAATTCATTACCTATGGATGTTGTATATGAGGCGATTAACAATACAGTTAAAATGGCAGAGATGGTTGAAACATTTAAGCTTGATTATAGTCCTAAATATCCAAAACTATATGAAGATTCTGAAAGTGTGTTCAAACAAAAAATAAATAAAGGTGTTCTCAATAGGAACATTATGCAATATCCAAATTATCAAGAATATTTGGATAGAATTCATTATGAATATGATACATATAAGCATAACAACGCTATTGATTTTATGCTTTTAGAAGAAGATTACAAAACAGAAATGCGTAATCGAAATGTTAAATTTGGTTATAGTAGAGGTTCTGTTTCCGGAAGTATCATAGCATATCTTTTAGGTATTACAGAAGTTGATAGTGTAAAGTTCAAATTAAACTTTGAGCGTTTCATGAATAAAGAAAGAGTAAGCCTTGCCGATATTGATACGGATTGGTTATCAGAAGATAGAAAAACTGTTAAAGATTACTTATATAGTAAAACAGGACTATATTGTTGTGATATTGTTACTTTTAACACAATAGCCCTCAAAGGTGCTATTCGTGATATAGGTAGAGCATTAGAAATACCTTTGAATGAGGTTGCAGAAATTTGCGATGCCGTTGAAACCAATGAAGAAGCATTACGAAGGCAATATAAAACACTGTTTAAATATGTTGATTTGGTAAACGGAGTAGTAGTTTCTGTAGGAAATCATCCTGCTGGATGCGTTATTTCGCCTTTTCCAGTTGATGAATGGTTTGGAACTTTTACAACAACCACTGATGAGTACCCAATATCTGTACTTAACATGAAAGAAATTGACTCTTTAAATTTCGTTAAGCTTGACATTTTGGGACTTGATAATATTGGATTAATATATAAAACGTGTGATTTAGCAGGAATACCATTTTTAACACCAGATAATACTCCGGCTGACGATATGGAAGTGTGGGAGAGTATTAGGGAAGATACTACTATGATTTTTCAATGGGAATCACAAAGTGCAACCTCTTATTTAAAACAATTATTCAGTGATACAACTATTGAACAGATAAGAGCTAAAAACCCTGATTTCTCATATATGGATTTACTCTCAATAGGTAATGGTGCTATTCGCCCAGCAGGAGAATCTTATAGAGATAAACTTGCACAAGGTATATATCAAGATAACGGTCATAAAGCATTAAATGATTTCTTAGCATCAACTTTAGGTTATCTGGTATATCAAGAACAAATCATAGAATTTTTACATATATTCTGTGGATATACAATGGGAGAGGCAGATGTTGTAAGACGAGGTTTTGCAAAGAAAACTGGAACAGAAAAATTTATACCTAAAATTAAGAGTGGTTTTTCTGAAACTATGCAGAAGAAATTTAGTGTTGCTGAAAAAGAATCAGAAAAGCTAATAGTAAATTTCATAAAGGTTATAGAAGATGCAAGTTCATATTTGTTTTCAAAAAATCACGCAGACCCTTATTCATGGATAGGATATATTTGTGGTTATCTTAGATACCATTATCCACTTGAATTTATTACTACAGCTTTAAATATCTTTGAGGGAAAAGAAGAAAAAAGTCTGGCTATAATTAATTATGCAAAAAAACAAGGAATAAAAATTTCGCCGATTAAATTCAGATATTCAATAGCTCAATATAACTTTAATAAAGACACAAACGAAATTTATAAAGGTATTTCTTCTATTAAATTTATGAATGCAAATGTCGCTGATGAAATTTATTCTTTGCGTGAAAACCAATACAGAAATTTTATTGAATTGATATATGACTTAAAAAATAAGACATCAATAAATTCACGCCAATTAAAAATTCTTATTGAGCTTGATTTCTTTTCAGAATTTGGAGATACAAATTATCTGTTAGGGTTATATGATTTATTTGATGCACTTGATGGCAAAGTACAATTCAAAAAAGAAAAACTAGCGGAAATGGGTATTCCAGAAGATATGATTAGATTATTCGCTGAAAAGGAAACTGATAAAATGTTTACAAAAGTAAATACAAAAGGTTTCTTAGAATATGCTGCAAAGCAAGCAAAATATAATCACAGAACTCTCAAAGAAAAAATCCATGCACAAATTAATCACCTTGGGTATGTGGATATTATAGATGATTGTTATGCAGGAATGGCAGCTGTATTATCGGTAGACACAAAATTTGCTCCAAAATTGAAAATGTACTCTTTGAAAAACGGAACAGTTATTGATTGCAAAATTGATAAAAGGAGTTTTGCGAAAAACAAGCTACAATCCGGAGATATAGTAAGAATACATGGACAAAGAAAAAAGCCAAAATTAAAACGGTTAGAAAATGGTCAATATGAACCGATTCCAGGAGTAGATGAATTATGGATAACCGGTTATACAAAGGTGGAGAATATGTAAAATGAAAAACGAAAAATTTCTAATTACCTTTGAAGAATTTGAAAATCATATTAAAAGTATTGAACGACTAATTAATTTTGAGAACGGATTACGTTGTTTAATACATTCTTATAAAAAGAATAACGAAGAAATAATTGAATTATCCTTTCCAACACTAATGACCAATACAATTCAATTACTTGCAACTCTAACACAAGATGTTAATGATTGGATTAGTTATTGGGTTTTTGACTTAGAGTGTGGAACTAAATACAAAGATGGCTGTGTTAAGGATGTAAATAATAATGACATTCCTTTAAAAACCATCAAAGATTTATGGGATATTTTAAATATGGAGGAATAAGAGAATTGAAATATATTGCAAATTGCAGTTTTGGAAAAGATTCTCTTGCTCAAATTATAAAAATTAAAGAATTAGGTTTGCCTTTGGATGAGGTCATATATTGTGATATACGTTTCTCCCCCTGATAAGTGGAGAACACCCTTTAATGGCAGAATGGATTCCTTGTGCGGAAGAAATTCTGGAGAAACAATTCGGAATAAAAGTCAAACATATATCGGCAAAAACTACTTTTACAGAGCAGTTTTATAAAGTAAAACAAAAAGGAAAACATATCGGAGAAATATATGGTTTCCCATATACTATAGGTGCCTGGTGTAATAGTCGATTAAAAGTTAATCCTTTATCACAATATATTTCATCCATAAACGATGAGGTATATCAATACATAGGTATTGCTTATGATGAGCCGGAACGCTATCAGAGACTAAAACAACAAGAAACGCCAAAGGTCAAATATGGTTCTGTTTTATATGAAAATCAAATAACAGAACCTATGGCTTTTGAAATATGTGAAAAATATAATTTAGTTTCTCCAATTTATTCAGACGAAGTGTACCGTGGTGGATGCTGGTTTTGTGTAAAACAATGTTACGCTGACTTATATAAATTATGGAAAGAATATCCTGACTATTTTAATATGTTACTAGAAATGGAAAAGGATTCTTCGATAACGTTTAAACCTAATTATACTTTAAAAGAATTTGTAGAGAAGTTTGAGAACGGATATATTCCAAAAAGGCGAAAAACAAGTAAAAAATAAAACGGAGGATTTTAAAATGACAATTAATGAAATTAATGGTGATTTATTCAGAGTGCCGCAAGGTTATTATTTAGCACATTGTATTAGTGGTGATTATGCTCTTGGTGCCGGTATTGCTAAGAAGTTTGATGCAGAATACAATATGAGATTCAAGTTATTCAGAGATTATGCTATTCCGGATGGTGAAAAATCAGCAAATGTTGGTAGAGCATTGTTGATAGATAATGTATTTAATCTGGTAACAAAAGAAAGATGTTTCCATAAGCCAACATACGATACTTTATATGACACATTGGTTGATATGCGTGAACAGTGTGAGGATTTTGATATTACTAGACTTGCGATGCCTCTTATTGGTTGTGGTTTAGATAAGTTGGAATGGGATAAGGTAAAAGATGTAATTGAAGATGTTTTTGAAAACACTAACATTGAAATTTTAATCTGCATTTTATAAGGAGTATTTATTATGTCAGAAATTAAACCTAGATATTTGGTAATGGTTACAGCTTCTGCAAATAATAATAAATATTATAAACAAATTCCGCATGGTGATTCGTGGACTGCCGAATATGGTAGAGTAGGAAGCAGTCCTCAACGCCGTGAGTATTCAATGAGTCAATGGGAAAGTAAGTATAACGAAAAAATCCGTAAAGGTTATGTAGACCAAAGCGATTTAGTAGAAGATTTAATTCAGGTTGAAAAACCAAAGAAATCTGAATACAAAGAAATTGAGAATAAAGTCATTGCTGAAATTGTTGAAAGGTTGCAGAACATGGCTAAAAAAGCTATTAGTGATAACTATACAATTTCATCGAATAAAGTTACACAAGCAATGGTTGATGAAGCTCAAAACATTTTAACAAGCTTGATACATATTGATGATTTGAAAGAATTTAATGATACTTTATTAAAATTGTTTACAACCATTCCAAGAAAAATGAGTGACGTTAAACTATATTTGGTGAAAAACACAGATGATTTTGCTAAAACAATTCAAAGAGAACAAGATTTGCTTGATGTTATGAGAGGGCAAGTTGTTCAACATCAAACAGTTGAAGAAGTTGTAGAAGATAGTTCCGAAGAAAAATCATATACAATTTTGGAACAACTCGGATTAGAGTTTGAAGAATGTGATGCTAATGATATTGCAACAATCAAAGCAGCTTTAGGTTCTTGTGTGGATAAGTTTTATAAAGCATGGAAAGTGAAAAATTTACGCACACAAAAGAGATATGATGAATTTGTTAAAGCAAATAATATTACGAACACCAAACTACTATTCCATGGTAGCAGAAACGAAAATTGGTGGTCAATCATTAACAGTGGATTAATGCTTAAACCGACAAATGCTGTTATAACCGGCAAAATGTTTGGATATGGAATTTACTATGCTCCTAAAGCAAGAAAATCTTTAGGCTATACAAGTTTAAGTGGTAGTTATTGGGCTAAAGGCAGTTCCAATTCCGGCTTTATGGCATTGATGGATGTTGCATACGGAAAACCATATGATGTACATTCTTTTGATAGTAAATATTATAATTTCAATTATGAAGCATTGCAAAGAAATTGCCCTGGGGCAAATTGTTTACACGCTCATGAAGGTAGTATGTTACGTAATGATGAAATTATAGTTTATAAAGAAGAACAATGTACAATTCATTATTTGATTGAATTAAAAAATTAAGGTGATTCATGTGAGAACAAAAAATACATTAATTAATTTGCAAAATATATCTACTTTGCTACAATATTTGTATATGAGTCAAGAGCATTCTATTATATTCAACAATGGTATAGCTGACTTAAAACTTCAAATGAATGAAAACCTTGGTATTAAATGTCAAAACTTAAATTTCCCTGATTTGCCGCCGACTAATTGGAGTTCAAATATGACACCTGAAAATTGCTATAATATAGTTGAAATTTTAAAGGAAACTCCAAGTGTTGAATTTCCTAATCATTTTAAAAATAGATGGGAAGAAATTGCGACAATAACAAAAACTAATTTAAGTTTAAATATAAAATAATTCAGAAAAAGTATTGACAAACAACAAAATAGGTGGTATAATAAATAAGACAGAAAAACTATTGAAATTCTGTTGTTAAAAATACTATTTTATTTATCTTATATCACCTATATTTGTTAAATAATGGAGGTAAAGATGAAAGTAGAAATTATCAATCCAGAAATCGTAGAAAATCTTTATCACAATCATGGCGTTTTTGCTTGCACTTGTTATAATACTCCAGAGAAATATGCAGACAAAGTAGGCAAGAGTTGTGAACAAGATGGTCATATGAGTGGTAGCAGATGCGAATATATTAAATTTAAAATATCTGATTTAGACAGAGGAACAGCAGAACAAGCATTAAGACATGAAATTGGAACTGAAATTCCATATGAATTTCAAGATAATTATTCTTTTGCCGATTTTTCTGATTTAATAAAAGATGTAAGTCCAGACCAGATTGTAAAAAATATGGCATCGTTCAGATACATAGATAAAGATGGTTTTAATTGGGAAACACCACAAACCATACAAAATTGTAATAAGGCTAAAGATTTATACGATAATTTGATGACACAAATTAATAACACAAGAAAAGAAATAAAGCTTGCTTTGGAAGAAAATGGAGTAGAAAGCAAACGTGCGACACAAGATGCAAATTTTGTTTTGCCAAGAGCTACTACTACAGAATTTGTTATCGGTTTTACTCCGGAAGCTTTAATTCATTTTTGCCATAAAAGATTGTGTACACGTGCGCAAGAATTTATCAGGGAAATGGCGGTCTTGATGAAAAAAGAAATTGAAAAATATTCTGTTGATTTCGCAAAGGAACTTATGCCACATTGTAAACATCTGTTATGGTGTCCAGAAGGCAATCATACTTGTGGTGCTGCACCAACTAAAACACAGTTGATTAATATTATAAATTCTGGAAGTGTGCAAAATGAAAAAGATTGAAAGTTTTTGTGTTAGTTGTGGGTTGCCTTGTCTTGGTAGAGCGTGTCCTAACCACTCCGGCACAGTTTATTATTGTGATGAGTGTGGAGATTATGCAAAATACCAGATTGAGGATAATGACTACTGTGAGTCATGTGCAAAAGAATATATACAAGAAGCTTTTGACGATTTAACAATGTCAGAAAAAGCGGAATTATTGGATATATCTTTGCACGAATATGACTAAAATAGTTAGACGTAAGAAAGGATTAAATATGAAAAAAATTATAACTTTGATGATAACAATATTATTGTTGCTTAGTATCACAATAAACGTAAATGCAGCATATGAAACTTGTTACGTAACTGCATCTGTTTTAAATTGTAGAACACAACCTAATATGCAAAGTGCAGTAATTACAACATTTAATCGTGGCAAAGAACTACAGGTCATTGGTGCTGAAGGTAGTTGGTGGCAAGTATATGATGGTAATGTACAAGGCTGGTGCCATAGTACATACTTATCTATAAATAATACATCTATTAATAGCGCCAATTATACTAATGGTAAATATTTAGGCAACTTCAAAATTTCCTACTACACTTGTTCTAGTGCAGAAAATGGTGGATGGAATTTGACTGCTAAAGGTCAAAAATTAACTGATGTTGTGGGAATCTGTATTGCTGCTGACCCAAGAGTTATTCCATATTATTCAAAAGTGTACATTGAGGGAATTGGTGTAAGAACCGTTCTTGATTGTGGTGGCGCTATTAAAGGTAATAAGATTGATGTATTAGTTAGAAATCATAGTGATATTCCTTCTTGTGGAGTACATTATTCAAATGTTTATTTGTTAAATTAATTACCAGGGGGATTATCATATGATTGTATTAATAGGTGAAAGTGCATCAGGCAAAACTACTTTAGCGAATGGATTCATCGAAAAATATCCGGAATATCATAAAATAGTTACATATACAACAAGACCTAAAAGAGAAAATGAAGTAGATGGTGTTGATTATCATTTTATTTCCGATGAAAAATTTGATGAATTAGTCAAACAAGGCTTTTTTGTAGAACACGCAAAATATAGAGATTGGTCTTATGGTACTGCTAAATCTGACTGTATAAATAATAAGAAAGCAGTTGTAGTTCTAACTCCTTCAGGTTTGAGAAGTTTAAAGAAAATCAATAAAAAAGTTACATCAATATATATTTATGTTGACCGCCGCTCCAGACTGATAAATATTTTACTTCGTGGTGATAATATTGACGAGGCATATCGTAGGAATTTATCAGATGTAGGTCAATTCGATGGAGTTATTGATGAAGTAGACTATGTTATTGATAATACACAATTCCATATGGATGAAAATGAAGTTCTGAAATGTTTAGAGGCAATTTTGAAAAAAGGTGATGTAAGTGTCAAAAACATTTAAAATATACACCGTAGGAAAAATGAAAGATATTTCATATACAAAACAAATGGAATGGAGACTTAAAATTGCCAATCTTATAAAAAGTAAAACAGAAAAACGTATATCTTTTGTTCATCCGCCACTTTTTTATAATTATGAACAAAAAGATTACAAATCGGAAAGAGAAATTAAGGAATGGGAACTAAACCAAGTAAAACAGTGTGATATTCTGATTGTAAACTTAGATGGTATTAACGATAGTATTGGTTCGCATTTTGAAATTAGTGCAGCTGAAACAATAAATACAATGAGCGACAAACATATTTATATTATCGGAATAGGTCAAAGCAAAGAACAATTGAATCCATGGATTGAATTAAGCTTGTTTAGACAAGAAGATGATTTTGAGAATGCAGCCAGATATATTACAGATTATTTATTAATTTAAAATAAGGCAGAAAAAGTATATATTAATAAGGAGCGAATTTAATGAAAATTATTAAAAGAGATTGTTCCGAGGTCGAATTTGATAAAAATAAAATTTATGATGCAATTATGAAAGCAATGACTTTTGGCAGTGGCATTATTAAACCGGAAATTGCAAAAGAAATTGCTGCGGAAATTGAATCAGAGGCAGAATATATCAAAGACCTAGATATTTATACCGTTGAATCTATGGTTTTTGAAAAATTAGTAGGCAAAAATGAAATCTTAACAGCTAAAGCCTATGAGGGTTATCGTAGAGTAAGAGAATTCCAGAGAGATACTAAAAATTCAACAGATGAATCAATTATGGAATTATTATCAGGAGAAAGTGATTATTGGAACAATGAAAATTCTAATAAGAATGCAATGCTAGTAACAACACAGAGAGATTACATGGCTGGTATCGAAAGTGAAGATATTAGTAAGCGTATGTTACTTACTCCGGATATTATTCAAGCTCATGAAGATGGTGTATTACATTTTCATGATATAGATTATTTTGGACAAAATGCGATTCACAATTGTGATTTAATCAATCTTGAAGATATGTTAAATAACAATACAGTAATTAGTGGAGTTATGATAGAAAAACCACATAGTTTTTCTACTGCTTGTAATGTGGCAACACAAATAATTGCACAAGTAGCTTCTTCACAATATGGTGGACAGAGCATAAGCCTTACACACTTAGCACCATTTGTTAATGTAAGCAGAGAAAAAATTCGTGAAGAAGTAAGAGCAGAAATCACAACTACTTTAGGATTATCTGTTACTGATGTTATTGAAACAGCTGTTGAAGAAATCACAGAACAAAGATTAAAAAAGGAAATAAGTAAAGGTGTACAGACAATTCAATATCAAGTTGTAACACTTATGACAACCAACGGTCAAGCTCCTTTCTTATCCGTATTTATGTATCTTGGTGAAACAGATGATGAAAGAACAAAAGCTGATTTAGCACTTATCATTGAAGAAGTATTGAAACAAAGAATTCAAGGTGTTAAAAATGAGAAGGGTATTTGGGTAACACCCGCTTTCCCAAAACTTTTATATGTTTTAGAAAAAGATAATACATATAAAGATAGTAAATATTTCTATCTTACAAAATTAGCGGCAGAATGTTCAGCTAAAAGACTTGTTCCTGATTACATCTCTGAAAAGAAAATGTTGGAATATAAGATTGATAAAAACGGAAATGGAAATTGTTATCCTTGTATGGGATGTCGTTCATTCTTAACACCATATGTTGACGAAAATGGAAAACCAAAGTATTATGGAAGATTCAATCAAGGTGTTGTTACAATTAATCTTGTAGATATTGCATTATCTTCTGGTAAAGATGTTGAAACATTTTGGAAATTATTTGAAGCAAGAACTGAACTATGTCACAAAGCTTTACAGTTAAGGCATCAAAGATTAGAGGGAACACCTTCAGATGTTGCACCTATTTTGTGGCAACATGGTACTTTAGCAAGACTTGAAAAAGGTGAAGTTATTGATGATTTGCTGCATAATGGATATTCAACAATTTCATTGGGCTATGCTGGTTTGTACGAATGTGTTAAATACATGACAGGTAATAGCCATACAGACGGTGGTGTTGGAGAAAAATTTGGATTAGATGTTATGCAAGCATTGAATGATAAATGCAAACAATGGAAAGATGCGGAGCATATAGATTATAGCTTGTATGGTAGTCCAATCGAAAGTACAACTTATAAATTTGCTAAATGTTTGAAAAAGAGATTTGGTGTAGTTGAGGGTATTACAGATAGAGATTATATTACTAATTCTTATCATGTTCCTGTATTTGAAGAAATTAATGCATTTGACAAACTTGCTTTAGAAGCTAAATTCCAGAAGTTATCTCCTGGAGGAGCAATCAGCTATGTTGAAATTCCTAATATGAACGATAATTTAGAAGTAGTTATTCAGATTATGCAATTTATTTATGAGAATATCATGTATGCTGAATTAAATTCTAAAAGTGATTATTGTATGACTTGTGGCTACGATAAAGAAATTAAAATTATTACTGATGAAAATTCCGGTAAACTTATTTGGGAATGTCCGCAGTGCGGCAATCGAGACCAAACAAAAATGAGTGTAGCAAGGCGTACTTGTGGATATATCGGTAGTCAGTTCTGGAATCAAGGCAGAACACAAGAAATTAAAGAAAGAGTTTTGCATATTGACGATAAAGCCTACAAGGAGAATGAATAATGAGATATTCCCTAATTAGGGAAATGGATGTGTCTAACGGATGGGGAGTGGGAATCTCCCTATTCGTTCAGGGATGTCATTTCCATTGTAAAGGATGTTTTAATCAAGATACATGGGATTTTAATGGCGGAAAAGAATGGACGCCTGAAATCGAAAAAAAATTTATTGAACTAGCTAATAAGGAATACATAAAAAGAATTTCTTTTCTTGGTGGAGAACCTTTAGCAAAAGAAAATGTTGAAACTGTTTTGTGGTTGATTGAAACATTAAAATCTAATTATCCTGATAAAAAAATTTGGTTATACACCGGTCATACTTGGGAACAAATAATGAACTCACAAGAAAAAGTTGACCTCATTAGACAATCAGTTTTAAATTTAGTTGACGTGGTAGTAGACGGACAATTCCAACTTAGTAATCAGGATATAAATAATAAAACTATATTATGGGCTGGAAGTACAAATCAAAGAGTTATAGATGCAAAAAAATCTATTAGCTTAAATACTGTATTTCCTTGGAGAAATGAATGAATAATTTAAAAGAATTATTAAAGCTAATAAATGAAAATCCCGAACTTTCTGTAATTCCCATGGTAAACAATGAAGTATGTGGTTCAGATGATGGATATTGGATGGCTTCTTTTGGGAAATGTGAAATAGCAGAATGCACACATATTACCATGGAAGAAAGAGTGCGAATTTGTTTTAAAAATGACATTGAAGAAATAAAAAACTACTTTTATCAACAAATTGCCGACAATGATGACATTGAACCAGCCGCAAAAATTAAAATGGTGTCTGAAAAATTGCAAGCTCTTGAATGGACTAAGATAATCATTGTATATTTGGAATTACCTGAATAAAAACAATAGAAAGGTAGATTAACTATGAAACAAATTGCTACATTTGAAAAAATAAGCTATGAACAATTTAAAAAAGACATTTTAGAAACAATGGTGGAAAGATATGGCGATGCTTATACAGAAGAAATGATTGAAAATATGTATAAGAAAATTAAGTTGCCAAAAAGAGCTACAGTCGGAAGTGCTGGATATGATTTTTCACTTCCTATAGATATAACTCTTGCTCCACAAGAAACTGTAAAAATTCCTACTGGAATAAGGGTTAGAATTGATAACGGTTGGGTATTGAAAGTATATCCAAGAAGCGGTTTAGGTTTCAAATATCGCTTACAGTTAGATAATACTGTTGGAATCATAGATAGTGATTACTATAATAGCGATAATGAAGGTCATATTTTCGCTAAAATTACTAACGACTCATATTCAGAAAAAACAGTTGAATTGAAAGACGGAGATGCTTTTATGCAAGGAATATTTGTTGAATATGGAATCACAACTGACGATAATGCTGATGGCATAAGAAATGGCGGTTTTGGAAGCACAGGTGCTAATTAATGCAAGAAATAATTGAAAAGTTAAATAGAATGATACTCTTAGAAACTCATGCAAATATGAGTAAAGAACAAGAGTGTTATGTTGCCGGAATTGCCGATGCTTTACAAGTGATAGAAGAACATATGGGAAATGATTTAATTATTGGAAAACATTATTTTGTAATTATGTATAAAGATAATAATAGATATGACCCATATGTAGAAGAAATGAAGTTATACCGTATCAATAAGAAACAAAAACAAGTATATTGTTTTACACGTAATTTAAAAAATAATAATTCAACTCCAGATTTAGTTTTAGCAAGCAAGGGTGGATTAGCTATGCGTGTATTTAAAACAAGAGAAGAAGCAGAAAGCAGGAAGTATTTTTATAATGAAAAACATTAAAAAATCTATATCGGCTGGTATAATGATTGGGATAGGTGCAACAGTCTATCTACTTTGTGAAAACAAAATTATTGCAGCATTCTTATTTGCTACCGGATTATTTGCAATTTGCACATTTGAAATGAATTTATTTACCGGAAAAATCGCTTACATATTTGAAAACAAAAATTCTCCAAATTGTTTTGTTATTTGGATAGGAAATTTAATAGGTTGCTTTTTGACTGCTTTTCCAATAAGATTAGCAATACCAGAAATAACACAAAAAGCATATTTATTAGTAGAATATAAATTACATAATGATTTGTTATCAACCATATTTTTATCTATTTTCTGTGGCGTATTAATGTATTTAGCCGTTGAGAATTATAAAACTAACAAAAATGAATTTGCTAAAATTGTAGGCTTATTTTTAAATGTAGTGGTATTTATTATATGTGGTTTTGAACACAGTATTGCAAATATGTGTTATTGTATTTTTTCTGTGAATAGCTACAATATGATGATACATTCTCTAATATTCATCTTAATCGTATCTTTTGCAAATAGTGTTGGCGCAATTCTATGTCGCAATCTTACAAAAAACTAATGTAAAAGAGGTAATAAGATGGTTAATGGAAAAAAAGTATCAACGTGCGAAAAAAAATTTACAGTAAAAAACATACACCCTACATTTGCCACAGAACAAGAAAAAAATAAACAAGAAAAAAATATAAAAATTCAATTATATGACATATTTAAAAAATATTAATAAATAAGACAGAAAAATTCGGTAAAGTATTGAAAAAAGAGGGTTGCTGTGGTATAATAATACTATTAGCGACCTTCTTTCTATTTTAGAAAGGAGGAACACAATGGATGCAATATATGGTAGACAGTCTATAGACAAGAAAGACAGTATTAGTATTGAATCGCAAATTGAATTTTGTAAATATGAAACAAGAGGGAGGGAATACCGAGTCTACACGGATAAGGGCTATAGTGGTAAAAACACGGATAGACCTCAATTCCAAGAGTTATTGCAAGACATTAAAAATGGTGAAATTCATAGAGTAATTGTTTACAAATTAGACCGTATAAGCCGTTCAATATTAGACTTTGCAAGTATGATGCAAATATTTGAGCAGTACGGAGTCGAGTTTGTTTCGTCCACCGAAAAATTTGATACCTCAACTCCAATGGGTAGAGCAATGTTAAATATATGTGTGGTATTCGCACAGTTGGAAAGAGAAACAATCCAAAAGCGTGTTCTTGACTCTTATAATGCACGAAAGAAAAAAGGTTTTTATATGGGCGGCAAAATTCCATATGGTTTTTCAAAAGAAAAAATTGTAATCAATGGCATTAGAACATCTAAGTATATAATCAATCCGGAAGAAATGGAACAGGTAATTACTATATATGAAATGTATTCTAATCCAACAACTTCTATGAGAGATATAATTGGTTATTTTAATGAAAATGGAATAAAGCAACTACGTGGCGGAAAATGGAGAGCTACAAATTTATTATCTCTTGTTAAAAACCCAATATATGTTCAAGCTGATTTAGATATATACGAATTTTTCAAAAGTCAAGGTGTTGAAATTATTAATCCACCTTCAGAGTTCATTGGAACAAATGGCTGTTATCTATATAAAGGTGAAAATGCCGAAGCGGATAAATCTGTTAGATTAGAAGGACATACATTAGTATTAGCTCCGCATGGCGGCACAATACCATCTGAAACATGGTTAAAGGTTCGGAGAAAATGTTTGAATGACAATAAAATATTGAAACCAAACAAAGCTAAAAACACATGGCTATCCGGAAAGCTGAAATGCAAAAAATGTGGATATGCGATACTATCAAGAGGTTCTACTAAAGGAGAAAAGTTTAGATACTTGTTCTGCCAATTCAGCAAAAATGATAATGGTTGTGAAGGCATACATTGTATGAAAACAAGCGACATGGAAGATGCAATTCTCAATGAGATAAAAGAAAAGTTGAGTAATTTTAAAACTCTTTCAAGAGAACAAAGTGCAGCCATTAATCCTAAAATCAATGAATTAAGAATCAAAGAAAAAGACATTGATAATGAAATAGAATCATTGATGGAAAAGCTGGTAGATGCAAATGACACTTTATTAAAATATATTAATAAAAGAATTGTGGAACTGGACAATGCGAAAAAACAAATTCTATCTGACTTAAATACTCTAACACTATCACAGAACAATATAACAAATAGCAAAACCATTGTAGACCATGTTGACAAATGGGATAAACTTTCTTTTGACGATAAAAGAAGCGTAGTGGATGCTTTGATAGATAAGATAATGGTTAGTGATGAAAGTGTGGAGATAAATTGGAAGATATAGTTTGTGGCACATTGACTACATCGTTCAATCATTATAGTCAATGTACCATAAGCGAAAGAAGGTCGCTAATAAGCCATTTGGCAAGGCTTTTATATACTTATTTTAATTTATAAATTGACTATTTTGTAGCTTAAAATAAATATATAAACGCAAAAAATTAAGGTTATAAGCTTTTAAACTTATAACCTCATTTTTTATATTAACAACAATAACGAACAATATAATTACTTATTTTTTTCTTTAAATTTTAAAATTGTATGTCCAAACAATTTATAGTAAGGAACCGGCAGAATTTCAAACACATAATAATTAATTGCATCAGCAATGAATATTCCTAATATAGAAATAATTATCCAAATTAAACTAAACGGCAAGCATATAATTCCATTAAAATTTAAAGGGACATTTGTATAATCCCACATTAATTCAAAATTATAAACTAAACATATACTTCCGATAATTAATTCAAATAATGTTGCAATAATAGAACCAATACATCCTTGTAAAAGAATATCTGTATTCCAGGAAATTTTTTCATTAATGCAGTCTATCATTAATAAAATAATTCCGCCACATAATCCCATAAGAGGATAAGAATAGCCTCTATAACAAACTTCAATAGTGATATAAATACAAAAACCAACAATAAATAATACTAATTGTCTTAAATATTTCATTTGATATTACTTTCCTTGTTTATGTAACCTATATAAAAATACGATTACCTCTTGTCTTGTACAATTATTATGTAATTTATAGTTTCCTGTATTATCACCATTTAAAATGCCTGTTGAGAGCGAATTATTAATAGCCTCTTTAGCCCATTCATCAGGAGTATTATCTAATACCGGTACAACATCAGGAATCGTTTCTGAAGGTGTTTCAGGCTGTATAATAGGTATTTCTGGTTGTGGTGCTACAATTTCCTGTGCAGTAACATAATTACCTGAAATATATCCAATACCAATATTAGGATAATTAACTTTATACCATCCATTATTTGTTTTTGCACAAATAACCACAACATCATTTCTTGCGTGTTGTCCGATACGTTCTGAACTTGTTGTTGGTTGTTTTCTTATATTTAATACACTTGCAGTAATAGTACCAGTTAAATTAACTGCTTCTTCTGTCCATTCAAAAGGTTTTTCTACTAAACTATAATTTGGTCTGCCATAACCGGCAATTCTATTATAATTTAATTTATAAGATTTTTTTCTTACACAACCACCATTAGCAACAACTCCGCTTGATGAAGAAGTGTTTCCTTCAATAGTATATACATAAGTATTATCTACAGCATAAACAAGACCAGTATGACAAATTCCGCCACCACTATTAGTAAAAAAGATTTGGTCTCCAACTTTCGGGGATTTGTACCATTCTCCATTATTTTTGAAATATCCAGAAGAATTGACTGTATAATCGTCAAATCTGTGAAGAATTTTTGTAGCCATTTCTGCTCCGAAAGCTTGCACAAAACACCAATCTACAAAGCAATCGCACCATGCAGCAGGATAATCCATTGTTGCAGGATAAAGCTGATGCATCTCATAACCATATTTAGTATAATTAGCACTGCCAGCATTTGCAGTTTTATCATATAAAGATTTGGCGCTTGCTTTTTCAAGATAGCCGACTTCATTGCTTGCAATTGTTAAAAGTTTTTCTATTGCACTCATATATAGCTACCTCCTTATTTTAAATTACTATATCTATTAAGAAATACTAAAACTTCTTGTCTTGTGCAAACATCATGAAGCTTTAAATTTCCTGTATCGTCACCTTTTAAAATACCGTTATTTTTCGCCCATTCAACCGCTTCTGTAGCCCAAGTATCAGGTGTGTTATCTAATGTTATGTTACTCATAATAGTTTCCTCCTTAATAATGTCGAATTGGTTTAAATTATATGTTTCAATTAAATTGATTAATTTGTCTGCATATGTAGGGTCTGTTGCGTACCCTGCTGCATGAATAGCTTTACAAGCCTTTTTATAATCAGTTTCTCCAATAACATTTTTATATCTTGATAATCCGCAAAGTAATGCACTATGGTCATTAATGCTTTCTTCCCAACTGTCATAAGCTCTAAAAGAAGCATCAATTGTTACGAATGTAGAACCATCATAACATTCTTTGGTTTTTGCATTATAAACTTTGCCTTTCCAAGAAGTACCAGCTTTAATTCCAAACAAAGCTTTGCCAACAGTAGATAAAGAACTTTTTCCCCAACCACTTTCTAATATCGCTTGTGCGATAGTTAAACTTGCCAAAACTCTAGTTTTCTTCATATCCTTTTGTGCTAATGTGCCAATTTGATTAATAAATTCCATTTGTGAATTACTAGCCATAGTATCACCGTCCTATCTTGTATAACAAAAAAGCCAGCCACACAAAAAGTGTGACTGACCGTATAATGATTTATTATTCTTAATTTTCAGAATTCAATAATGTAACCAATACCTCTGATTGATATTTTTCGGGTATTTCACAACCATATACAATAGCACTAATAGTATTAATACTTCTCAAAGATGAAATATATAATTTCAATGAATTGTAGTATGTTGTATGATATGCAATGTGATTCTTTGCCTCTGTTATAATAATTAAAATATCTTCTACCGAATAGTATTTACATGGCTCATTGTCTGCATGATATGGAATAGAAGTTTCTCCAGCAGAAACCATAGCTGAAAGTGTAGTTAAATTCAACTGGTCTTGTGTTGTAAGTGAAAAATGATAAGTCTCTCCATCAGATAAAACAACATCAATTCCATTCTCTATGGTTGACCTACAAGTGCTTTTCATTTCTTTTATTTTAGCATCTTTAATAAATGCTACTGTCATTTCTTCCGGAACTTCTTCTGTTGTGTTGTCAATAGGTTCTTCCGCTTCAATTTCTATTTTTTCGTTTGTTTCAAAAGCTGCTACAAGAGCATTATATTCTTCTTCGTCAATAGAAACTATGTCGGCGGCAACAAATTCAGTTGGGGCAGCAAATTGTAACATCCAATCCGCACGATAAATAACTCCATTGCATATAATAGCTTCGGCAGAGGATTCGGATGCAAGCAAATACATCTTATGTAATAATTGATAACGAATTAAATCATCAGATGTTGCAACACCCAAAATAGTATTATCATTTACTATTTTATAATACATTAATCAAACCTCCTCGCATATTAACTAATCTATATCCCATTAGTCTGTTTATATATTTACACATACTTTGTAATGTTTTTCTGTGTTTTACATATTTAAGGTGTGATAACCAAGATTGAAAAGAAGCATACATTTCTTCAATGGTGCGAACTCCATTTTTTATAAAGTTTATAAATTTCTTAATTTTTCTTCTCATTCTCACAA